TATCTATTTTTCGCTGTTCTATCATTTGTTTAGTTATAGCGGATTCGGATTCAAAATAAAGAACTCCTCCCGTAGGATTGTCTTCTAAAAATTGCTTGACAATTCCGAGGACAAAGAAAGTTTTTCCGGTTGCACTTTCTCCAGCAAATGCTGTGATTTTATTTGAAGCCAACCCCCCGTATATAGTTCCACTAAGTAAAGCATTAAAAGCATAACTGCCAGTGTCAATGAAAGTTTCAACATCTCCTGCTTCAATTCCGTCAGACACAAATCCAGCATATTCATTACCTATTTCCTTAAGTACTTCTTTCAAAAAACCCATTTCGTCTCCTTAAATAAAAAAATCTTCGATTGTACTTGTTTTTTCATGTTCCCACCCAACGCATTTTAATATTGCTTTTAATGGTTCTAAAAAAGATTTTTCAAATTGCATTTTATAGTTTATATATTGGTGTAATCCAAACTCGGGGGGTAAGATTGTTCCCATACTAATTACAGTATCTCCTACGGGGTTTGGTTCTTTAAGATAAGAAAATTTAATCTTTTCTCCCTCCTGAATGATTTGATATTTCTTTGTAAGTTTATGTTCTTTTAATAACTTATTGTGTATAATCGTTCCCTTTACATGTATAGGAGTACCTTTTTTATACGATAATACACTATCACGATATTTCTCAATTCCTCTTACAGACCTGGGAAATGCAATATCTTCTGGAGAAAGCAAGTCAAATGATTCTTTAAATTCTTCAATAAATTCTTGCATTTGATGTTCAGAGCCATTCATAAGAATATCGAAAGATTGTTTTAATTTATCCCTACAAACTGCGGGAGTCGAAGATTTAACTGATTCTAGTCCCATTACTTTTATTTTGGGTTTAGCATATTGTACTCCTTCACTATTATGAACGTTCATGATATAATGCTTCTTACCGGTCCAAACTGCTTTGTCTGCAAGAACTTCTCTAGACATATTCATTTTTTGTTCAAATGCATTCATATATACATGCAGTTTATTAAATGAATCATTTATACAATCTTGTATTTTTGTATCACATACTTTATCTAAAAATTTAATAATTTTTTCTTTATTGGTTGTATCAGTAAAAACAGTTTTAACTAAATCATCTAAACAAATATAAATCGAATCTGTATCGGCGGCTATAATATAATCTTTATTTTTTGTTTTTAGAAGAGCGTTCAAATAAAGATTAACGTCATTTTGAACCCACCTAATAGAAAGTTGTCCACCAGTTGTGATAGCCGTTGCCTGTCTTTCATCATAAAATCTAAAATATTGATTACCCAAAGCACCATAAGCAGAATTGAGTTGAATTTTTCTCGCCATCTGCATGTTATTTAATCTTGAAACCTCTTTTATTAAACGTTTTTTTTCTGTTTCATTTTTTTCATTTTCAAGTAATTGTGATGTTTCAAGCATATCAGTTTTGAATTTCTTTCTTTCAGCATACATTCTCTCCATCATTTCTGGTAAAAATCCTTGATGATCTCTTGTAAAATGAAACCCATTAGCTCCTAAACATACATTTTCAGCATTAGCATAATCTGTATCAATTTCTTGGTCTAACAGGTTATCAATTGATAATGATTTTTGAGGAAGTTTTGTGAGTAATGTTTCTGGAGAAATATTATATTGCATAATTAAATGAGGATATAAACTGTTTAAATCAAAACTAGCAACCCATTCATACATTCCTGGAACGGGTTCTTTCACATAAGCACCTATATATGGGTCATCTTTTATTGAATTTTTTTTAGGAGGAAGCTGGATGCCTTTATTTCGTAATTCATTATAAATCAACGTATCCCACATTCTAACTTGAGTATAAACATCTGTATAGTTCACCTTAGCATCATACGCTAATACAGTAGCCATTTCGATTAGTTTCATTTTATCTTCTAATCGGTTCACAAGTTCTACGTCTTTTATATTATATTCTATAAATTTCTGATAGTCTTCTTTCCAAAGATTGTGTAATGAACCATATTCAGAATAGTCTAATTTTCGTTCATTTAATTCAACATGAGCAATATGATCTAATCTATATGATTCTTGATTTTTATAAGTAAATTTTCGATATAGGTCTAAATAATCAAGAATACCAACTCCCATAATCTCATATGATTGCTGGGGTTTTGCTCCTCCAAAACCCATTACTGTTCTTTCGCTCACAAAATGCCAAGGAGATAAATCAGAATAAAAAGATTTATCAAATAATAAATCCATTCTATTCACGAGATATGGTATATCAAAAAATTTAACATTCCAACCAGTAATAATATCTATATCTTGATTAGACCAAAAAGACATAAATTCGTGAAGCAAATGCACTTCGTTTTTACAATCAAAATATTTAATATCATTTCTATGTACTTTATATTCCCCATAACCAAAAACATAATATGTTCCCTTAAAAGAAACAGTAATTGCAGTGACGGGTTCTTGAGCAATTTCAGGATTGGGAAATCCATTTTCTGAACCAGTTTCTATATCAATGTTAGCAATTGTTATTTTATTTAAATCGTATTCTACTTGATTGGGAAAATTGTCTGCAATAAAAGTATAATGATAATTGGTATTTCCAAAAATTTGAAAATTATCTATACCTTCATATTTTTTTATAAAATTTCTGGCTTCGTTAATACTGCCGCAGTCAATAGGAGCAAGATAATTGCCATCAAGAGTTTTATATTTTGTGGGTTTTGGAGAGTTAATGAATAGAGCTGGATTATAATCTATTTTTTCTTTGAAATGAGTTCCAGTAGAATCTATTCCTCTACAATAGATTTTACCGCCCCAATTTTGAACATTTGTATAAAAAGCCATTTGGTGAATTTATAATATCAAGGTTTTGAATATCTTAATAATAACACATTATACTATATTTGTCAACCCATGCATTCTACTTACAAAAACAAAATAATATTTCCGAAAAAACAATTTTGATTTAACAAATAAAATTTTATGGTTTCCAAGGCAAATATTTACCTTTTGTGTATTTATTAATTATTAAAGCGGTTTTGCGATTAGTTCCATCATTTTTATAAGAACAATGAATCCAACCACTATTGGGATCACCTTTTGGATCATAATATTCTAAAATTATTTGATCAAAATCTAAATTTTTATAAATCCATGTTGCAACTTCTGCATTAGATATGCTATTAATTTCAAAATCTGCGGCCTGACCTCTTGCGTGTTGAGATTTTCTAGAACTTCCTATTGCTTCACATAATTTAATTGATCTATATCCAGAATTAATTTTTACTGATTTCCCAAAATGTTCTCTTATGGGTTGCAAAATATGATTGCATAAATTTGCTAGATTTATTATTTGTTCTTCACTGGGATCATTATCTATATTTTTTCTAATTGCTGTATCAGAAAAAGTCATTTCTTTAAATGAAAAATTTTTGGTGAATATCATTTTATCCTAAAAAATGGAGGCCATATGGCCTCCATTTTATCATTAACTGAGTTGTATTTGATTTATACAACTTTATGATCAACTACTTTAACACCATCATCGATAATGGTAATTTTACGAGGTCTTTTTTCTTCAGGAATAATTCGCTTTAAGTTAATTTTAAGCAAGCCGTTGAATAAATCCGCACCCGATACAACGACATCATCAGCGATATTAAATTTTCGAACAAAGACTCGTTTGGCGATTCCATGATGTAGATAACTTTCATCACTTTCATCTTTTTGCGGCACTGATTTTATTGTAAGAGTGCCCTCTGTCAGTTCTAAATCTAGATCGTCTTTCGTAAATCCTGCTAAGGCAAGTTCGATTACGTAATCGCAATCAGTCACTTTTCGAATGTTATAAGGGGGATAAGTGCCTGAACCACCCGAATTATAAGCATTATCAAATAGACGATTAAAAAAAGAGTCAAACCCTACTGAGGTCGAAAGTTGGCGATTGAGGTCTTCTATAGTTTTTGGTACTAAATACATATTATCTCCTGTATTATTAGCGAGATTAATTATTTTCCTCTGCAAGGGCCAGAGGATGTTGCTACATGCAACGGATGAGATGCAAATGCACTCTCATAAGATCTATTATACTACTATATATGCAATTTGTCAAGTTCCTGTAGACCCAAATCCACCTTCTCTATCGGTTTTTTGATTTGGTCTGTTATTTAGGAAATCAATTTTAAAATTTTCTAATTTACGCAATTCAGCTTGTGCAATTCTATCACCATGGGTTATTTGAATAGGGTCATATGATACATTTATCATAATACAATTACATTCTTCCACAAAATCTTCATCAATAATTCCAACATTATTTGCAGTAATTAAACCCTTTTTCAATGCATTGCCTGAACGTGGATGAATTTTAATATAATGGTCTTTCGGAATATCAAAAATTATTCCTGTAGGAATTAAATATCTCCAGCCAGGAGACATGAGTAAACAATTATTTTTTATAAAAATTTCTTTTTTAGTATTATATGGATCGTATGCTAATATTTTTGTAAATGAATTGAAATATGCCTTTAAATCAAAACATGCAGATTTTTTTGTGGCCAATGTTGGCAGTTCAACATCATCATGCAAACAAAAAATTCCTAATTTTTGTTGTAATGCAACCGCTGTTGATTCATTCATTATGATTTTTTGCCTATATTATATTTTGGAATCAAAGACCATTCTTTTTTTTCTGAAAAAGACAAAATCTTTAATTGATTTAGGGGTAAAATTGGATCTGTTGTTTTGTTTACATCAACTAATTTAATTAAATTCCATTCTTCTAACCTATTTGATATTGTATTTCTTCTAGCAATATCTGTATCTGAAAAATTATAAGGTTTACCATCAAGAGCAAATAATTCTTTAAAATGTACTATGTAATATTTGCCCTGTTTGTGTAAAATGTGACAAGATTGATAAAGAGTTTTTTCTTTTCTACTAGCAACACCAATACGAGTTAGTGTTTCTTTTACTTTTAGAAAATCATCAGGTTCTTTTAACGTAATCTCTACCATTTCGCCGATATCATACATCATTTATTTCCTTCGCCACCTGTATTTAATTTTTCTTTGATCAGATCGAGATCTTTCACGGAATGCAAATGTAAAACTTCTTTAGCTCTTTGTACATTATATCCATAATATTTTACGATCATTTTAATATTTTCATTTTCTTGGGATTTTATCCACTTAGGAAAACGTTTGTTTCGTCTGACTGTATTTATTAAATAATCAAATTGAAGTTTCTTATCAGTATTAGGTCGAATATTCATTTCATTCGCATAAAGGACTGTATCCATTGTATAAGATAGTCCCTTATTGACAATGAAAGGCAAATATTGTTTTTCAACCTGATGGTCAGTATCACCGATCATCAGATTTTTTTTACCGTAATTAATATCGTTTAAAAAATCAAAAGGAGTCATTTTTATTTTAATTAAGATTATTCTCGTATTGAGGCATACATTACATCTGCATTAATAAAGAGTCTTTTTAAAAGAACATTCACAATTAGAAATCTTCGTTTTCTCACAATCGTTAATGCGACCGTCTCTCCTATATTATATTTGTATATTTCATTTGAAAACTGTAATCCAGTATTAATAATTACACCATTAATTCCAATAATGGTATCAAATTTATTTAAGTCCGGCGGAAAACTGTCATTAGGCAATACGAATACCCCAAACGTATTCGGAACGAATTCTGGGTCAATTTCAGGAAATTTTGTTATAATTTTTTCTCTTTGTTTTTTCAGATTTAATGGTACAACCATAACACCAATTGCTGGTCTATCGACTTTTCCAAACATTAACATAGAATTTAAAGACGTTTTTACAATATCGCTTCTAATCGCTAAACCAATTCCTGCATTTTCAGAGATTGTAGAAACGATTAACGTATTGATTCCTACAATTTCTCCTTTCATATTCAGAAGAGGGCCTCCAGAATTTCCTTTATTGATCGCGGAATCAGTCTGTATCGCTTTGATAAAAGGATGTCCTACAAATCGGTCAATGCTAGAAACAATTCCTTTGGTTACAGACCAAATCATTCCCATAGGATGGCCTATGGCGAAAACATCAGCACCTACTGATATTGCATTGGTGTCTTTTACAAATTCAAGATAAGGAATCGGTTCTTTTTTTCCTATAATTTTAAGTAAAGCTAAATCAGCAAGGGGATCAACACCTATTATCTTTATTTCATACTCTCTCCAATCAGTTTGCTCGTGATAATATAATTTTATATAATTTTGTTTGTAAATACAATGAAAATTAGTAATAACATGACCTATATTATCAACAACTGTTCCAGTACATAAACCAGTACGTGATGCGTTCGTTTCTGGGTCTGCATTAGGATTCGTAGATAACAATACTACTGATTGGTTTGCTTTTTTAATAACATTTTCAAATGATCCGTTTTCTTGTGCTGATATGTTAAACTTGACACCTATAAACATAATAAATAAACATATCAAGATATTATACTTGATATTTTTCATGCTTTATCCTTGAAAAATTGACGTGATTTTCTCTTTCGATTCTTCTTGTTGTACTTTGTCTTTATTATTTATTGATTTGTTTAGTTTAGAAGGAAAAAAAGAGGGTAACGTTTTTTCTGAGGTAACACATTTTAATTCATTGACTGAAAAAAGATTTTCTGCCCAAGTATCATTAAACTGAAATGTATAACATTTTTTTTAAATAAATTGACATTCTACCATTATTTCTACAAGACAAGCAACTAGATTTAATTCATGATCTGCCGCAAAAGCCGATTTATATTGCGAATCTGCTAAAATTAATACCAATTGAGGTATCGATGTTGCTTGAACGTGATTTGATGCAACATCATAAATTTTTCTGTAAACTTTTTGCGGATCATTATCCAAGTTATTCACAACCCATTTTCGCACATCATTGAATTTTTTAACCTTCATGTAATTCATAAGTTCGGTCAAATCTAAATCTGAAATTTGAGACAATATACCCGTATCTATGTTACCGTATTTAGAATATTTTTGAAGTTCATTCAGTGTTCGACGATAATCAGGAAAATGTTTCATCAACACTTCCGCAACCACTTTTTTATCATAATTTACATTTTCTTGATCTAGGATATTATAAAGTCTTTTTCCGAAATTCGTCCCAACAGTTAACTTATCTTCTCTGCTTATCTTAAAATCAATTGATTGACATCTAGATCGCAAAGGCTCAATAATTCGATTAACATAATTACACGTCAGTATAAATGAACAATGTTTTTCGAATTCTTCAATAAAAGATCTTAGAGCCGGTTGGGTAGAATTGGGGTTTAAATAATCTGCTTCATCAAGTATAACAACTTTTCTTCCACCATCAAAACTGACTGTTGACGCATATCCTCTAATTTTAGTACGTAAAACATCAATGCCAGATTCTTCAG